TCACCCTTAGCATGTCCACCAAGACCCATTGAATACATAGTTGCAGCATCAAGATTACGAAGTATAACAAACTGTTCGCTAACGGTAGAAGCAAGAAAATGCTCTGTTAGTGTTTGCGCCATATCACGTGGAAGAATTTGACGAGCACGAATTGTAAAGTTTTCAGCAGTACGTGCTGCACCTAATCCAACTTCTACTTCTCGAGCCAAAGGGGAGCGAGCAGCAAGTTGTCCAATTTTCTGTAATCTCCAACCACGAATTTCAGCAGTTGCATCTTCAATGACTTTCATATCTTTTCGTTGCAATACTTCAGGTTTAGATATTAAGTTAATGATTGGTTCTGTTGCTGGATCACGCTGGGCAACAGTGCGTCCCTTACTTACTTTGCCAGCAAACTCTTGTGGAGTAGTAGCGTTGAAAACGCTATCCAAGTATCTAGAAAAACTATCATAAAGATTACGGCTAGTTCTAGCAACAACAACACCATTACGAGAATAACTTAATCCGCTTACGCGTCCAGCCATAAGGTAATTTAAATTCTGTGCGCTAGTAAAATACTTTTCTGCTGATGCTGCATCATAAACTTTAGCAGTTGGCTCAGCAAATGCTTCAATAACTGTACGGTCATTATAGCCAGGAAATCTTTTACCGATTTCTTCAAAGACTGCGCCCTTCGCGCCTTTTTCTGTTTCAGCAAATCTTTTGATTAAAGGTCCAATACCATTGTCCCAAAAGTTACTTAACTCTGGATTATTTTTAAACGCATCAGAAACAACAACATCTATTTTTTCATTCTTAATAAGTCGTTCTGATATTGTTTTAGCAATTCTGTCACCTTTAGTAACACCTTTGCTAAAACCACCAGTCATCCAAGTTAATGGATCAACTGCAATCTGATACATAAAATCAACTTTGCCAGATAAACCTTTTGCAAATGAACTAGGTTTTGTATAAACACTAGGATTACCATCATCATCTAACATACGAGCAAGATCGCGACCTGGGCTAATCTGTGTAAACTTAACACCCTCAAGTACTTCTTTAAAAGCATCTGGGTCGTTGTATGCTTTCTTAATTGACTCAAGTAAATTGCTATCAACGCTACCGTATGCTTCTACAATTTCACCAGGTGTTCGACCAGCCAATAATCCTTTTGCTACCTCTACGTCAAACTTACCAAAGTAATCTGTTGCTTCTTTTAAAGCACTATTGTCGTAAAGACTACGACCATCCCAGCCATCATGCCAAGTTTTTGCAGAAAATAATTCTGCACCTTGGTAGACCTGACGAGCAACAGCATAAGGTGTATTAATTGCACGGTTGTATGCTCCGCCTAATTTAAGCAAACCAATAAGTGGTGAAGCAGCAAGTTTAAGTGTACCGCCAAGAAAACCCTGTACTTTATCTGCAACTGTTTCGGGTGGTTGCATATAGTTTGCTTCTTTAAACATAAATTTTAATTGATCTTGAATACCAACATCAAGTGAGTCATAACGCTTGCGTGCTGCTTCTTCGCCTAACTTTGTAAGTTGGCGGTGTTCATTAATTGTATAACTCATCTGCTCAACCTGATTAACTTCTTTAGGGTTTAGATTAGCAGTCTTAGCAGCGTTGTAAAGGTTAGGTGAAACTGTAGCAACAACTGGATTAATCTTATACATTAGTATCCGTTGTCAGTAAGTTGTCTAAAAATTAATTCTGTATCTCCTGATGCATCAAACTGTGCAAGATGACGAATAGTATCTGTAAGTGATGGTGAGTAGTTGGGCATATCACGCATTACTTCAGTACCAGCACCATCACCTGATGCAATGCCATTAGTAATAGGAACATTAGGACGTGCGCTAGGTGCAGTTAAAGGAGTAAATTTAGAAAATGGATTGGTATCACCAGCCATACTTGCTGCACCTTGTGCATCATTTATTTCTTTATTCTGACCGTAAGGCAAACCTGTGTATTGCTTAGTGGGTTGAGTCATACCGTCAAGTGCTCCACCATCAGTACGTTGTGATAAAGCCCCTGGAGGTGATACTGGTGCGGGATTCATTGGTTGACGGTATCCACCGCTTTGTCCTTTTGTTCCAGCCATTATTCATCCTCATCATCATCATATTCAATATCGGTAATTTTTTCTAAAGGTTTAACTGGTAATATCCAAGTAGGAAATGATTCTTTTTCTAATACTATTGCAAGTGCTATATCTACGGAAAAACCTGCACGGCGTAATGATTTATACCATTCGTTAAGAGCAATTGCATAACCATCCATAACAGAATAAGTATCTAGATCAATAACTTTCTTTTTGTATGCCATCATTGCCTCTCTAGATTACTCTTTGTTGTCTTATCTGAGAAGAAGCACTAGCCTGTCCATTTGATGTTAAACGGCTGAGCATCATCTGTAAATCTGGTGGTGTCTGCTGTTGTCCTAGTTCTCCTACTGGAGAAGCAGTGGGAGCAGGGGACATTTGCTCAACCGTAGGCGCTTCCCCAGCAGGAGAAATTGGTTGCTGCGGAGCAAAGGTTGCTTCAATAGCGTCTTCAAGGGCTTGACCCTTTTGACGAGCCTTAATAACTGCAGCGATATTTCTTACTATCTCTGATGGATCTTGTCCCTGTGTTGCCATTTGTGGAATTGCTTGAGTCATTGCAGTAAGCGAACCAAGTAGCGCTGCACGCATATCTTCAATTTCAATCTTTTCAAGTTCTTGAGTTACATTAACTGTAAACGGTAGTTCTCTCATAGCCATATCTCGGCTGATGAGTTTTCCTCCAAGTGCTTGAAGCATAAAGATAAGACCTTGTGCTGGGTTAAGACCAGCAAGCATACCGTACCGAACATCAGCAGAATAGTCGCTCTTAATGTCCTTGCTTGGTTTGTATGTAATTTCATAAGGTGAACCCGAATCTACGCCACGAATGGTTTTTTCAATTGGATAAATGCTTTCATCTATTTCAAAACAGATGCTGATTACGTCACGAAGTGCGGCTGCAAAAATTGCTTGAGCAGATTTAACTTGGGTGTCAAATGCACCCATAAGAGCCTGTACACCTTGTCCAGTAACAATACTTGCATTAATGTTTCCAGTACGTCCCTCTGGATAACGAGAGCCAACGCGTAGTTCTTGATTAAGTAATTCTTGTTCAGTAAACGCGCCTTGCGGTATGTTAAGTTCAACTCTACGAACACCTGCTGGGTTAGCGGTACGGATAACCGCATCTCCACCCAACTGAAGTTCTTGTACATCTTGTGGTAGAACAATCGGTGCTTGTACTGACTTCTCTGCTGCTTCCATTGCAAGTAATGCAAAACGATTGCGAAGCAATTGAATACCGAGTACATCATCAAACTGTCCACGCAGTTCACCATCAATAGATGGCTTACGTGCTACAACAATCATCATCTTACCTAACGGATTGCGAGCCGCAGAAATGACTAGATTATTTTTAGAGGGAAGATATATAACAGATTGATCTTTATCGTAGTAACGAATCATTTCAATCTGAACATTAAGATCCTGTTTGTATTTTAAAGTACCAAGTATTTGACTTTCATACTCAGGAAATTGAGAAACAAGTTCACTTAATGTAAGTGTATATCTCTTAGCAAATGCTACACAACGTCCATAGCGATCAAATTCTGGGTAAGCCCCAATAGGATTTTCTATACGTATACGTGGCAATTTTGCTTCTTCGTCTAATTCAATAATGAAAGGGACGAAACCATATGTGATGTACCAGTCAGCACCTGAGTACATTTGTACTGCTAGGTCTGAGTGTGAGAAATAGTTAGATGCAATACGAGTACGCTTATCAGCGAATGTACGCGCTCTGTCAGAAACTTGATTTGCTGCTGAGCAGTTTACCGCTGGAAGCGGAGCCATTACCTCAGAAAGGTCACGGGCTACAATATCAACAAAGTTAGCAACTACGTTAGTATCTACACCTTCAGGAAAAAAGTCAGGATAGATCTGAGAAATTTTTCCTTTACGGACAGCAAGGACATCAAGGTTACGCGCATCACGTTCGTAATTGCGTAATTTAAGAGAAGCCACTCGCGCAGCAATTTGCTCCATTGATAACATTATTGTCCTAACGATTGATTAAAAATTATTTACTTACCGCTACTGCTCTGGCAGCAGCAAGTGCTGCTGCGCCGATAATTGGTACTGCTATTTTAGTTTCCCTATCCGTAAGTTTCTTGCCATTGCTCTGCAAAGGCATCATCTAGATTAATTGCGTATCTACCATTCATTTGTTGTTTAGTAGCCCAACGATTATTAACATACATAGATGTTCTGCTACCCTGTTGCATTAGTTCGCGGATGCGAATTATTGCAAACCATAAAGCCATAACAGTATCTGTCTTGCCCCTAGTCTCTGGCTTCCAAGTTAGCAGTTGCTGAGTTAGAGCCTTGATACCTTCGCTGCCTTCTGAAGAAGGAAGTTCTATTATATTATTCTTTTGATGTTTGCCATCACGTTCTGTACCAAAGAGGTTTGACATTGAGGCAACGCCGAAAGATGTGTCCCATTTGTTCTTGCCTGTAAAGTGAGCATCAAGCCGTACGCCGTATTGACTAAGCCAGTTTCGTAGTTCCTCATCAAGTGAGTAGGCTTTTTGGTGGGCGTTGATTTCAACTCTAAACTCTTGTGGTTTGTATCTTTGAACCAGTTCTTCAATTGTTGCCCTAATCTTCTGAGGTGTCGGTTCGCTCATATTGATACAGTCCAATATGTAAATCTTTCCATCTGCTCGGTTGTACGTACAAACTACAAAGGCAGCATTGCCAGCCATAGCAGGGTCAAAGCCAATAACAGTGTGAGACTCCACCTGTGGTGGATGTCCAGCAGCACCAGGCTTTAGTGTTCCCCGCTTACGCATTCCGTTAGTTGCGCCCTGCACCAACACTGGTGGGAAAATTGAGTCTTCCTGGATGTCCTCTTGTTGGTAGACAAGTGCCCAAGTTGAAGGTGTGACTTCTGAACGACGTTTAAATAAGGCTGCACCGTCCCATTTGGGGAAGAAGCCGTTTTCCTGAGGAGTCTCATCATCCCCATCCCACGGGACATCCGACTCTTTCCAAAGCGTAACCCAGTCTTCTGGTTTTTCCGAATACTCCAGTACAGCAGGCATCCCCATATAAGTAAACGGAGTCTTGCCACCTGACCAATGCTTCGGATCACGAAGTTCTTTATATAAATCATTTGCTGCAATTCGCGTCCCTACTACTAGCAACTTACCGTTTTTACCTAAACGGGTAATAACTTCTTTCTGTAACCAGTCCATCTGTTTTTCCCACTCATGGGCATTGGCAGTTGTTATACAGTCATCCAGAATAATAAGGTCAGCACGTGCACCGTAGATCTGACCGCCCATACCTAACGCTTGGAGAGTCGGGTCTTTCTCACTTGAGTTACGCGCATCGCCCCCAAGATAGACAGTATCGGTGCGCCAAGTATCTGCGTCCTGTTTCCAGCCGCCATCTGGACCGTAAGCGGTCTGCAGTTTTAGCCAGCGTGGATGGGACAATCGTTGCTTTATAGCGTATACGAACTCTCGCGCCTTATTCAATGTCTTTGATACCACAATGATGCGGATGTTAGGATTGAGGGCAATGCGGTAAGTTGAATAGTTCACCGTGATGACGGTGGACTTAGCGTGCTCAGGAGGTACATTAACCAGTAAACGGTTTGACTCGCCTGGCTCATAAATCATATTAGGGTGCAGCCACGAAGGTTGGTTTCCCTCAAGGAGATCAACCCAGTCTTGGTGATGTGGAAATACTAACTGGTCTAGAAACAACTTAGAGAAGTCTTTGAAAGGAATTGACTCTTTTTCTATACCTAGTTCTTTAAAAGATTGCTTTTGTCCAGATGCCTTGGCTTCTTCAAGTTTGCGAGCAAAGTCAGGATCACGGACTATCCATTGACGGATTGTGTCTGGTTTCTTACCTGCCGCAGCCATAGCGGCTTGGACAGTTACCCCAGCAGCGACCCTTATGAGGACATCTTCTTTGGCTTGGGCTACACCTTTAGAAGCATGGTGCTCAGCCCCACTCTTAAACCCAGCCATCATTTGTCCCGTCTATTGACACAGTACACCTGCCTATAAAGTACAGTTTGTACAGTAGTCTGTCACAGTATGAGGAAGGCTCTATAAAGACTTCCGAATATATTTTGTTCTCTATATATACTTAATCCGTTCAAACAGGTAAAACGAACATTTCTGATGCAACTGATTATATAAGTCCTGCTCAGATGGGGTAGTCACTATACTGACAGAAGTTTTTAGGTAGAGATACAACAGTATATTAGACTGAGAATTAAACTATACGGGGTCTAATGGTACTGTTAGAACAGTCCGTGGTGCTGTTAAAACTACAGACTGGCTGCTGTATGTAGCGGTACTATCTGCCAGCCAGCAGGCTGAGGCACAGTATCTACTGGTTTAAATAGTTATATATGCTAATGCTAATGCTTTATTAAGTACAACTACTAACACAATCTCCCTTCTTATCAAGCCACGATAAAACTGTGGCTTGACAATTCATTCCGATCGTGTTGGTCTGGTCTATGTAGTTATAAATTATAATTATATCTTATGTTCTAAGGAGTGTTTAACATGTTTCGTTTACTAATTACTGGTTCAAGGATTTGGGTGGATAAGGAAGCAATTGCTGTCGAACTCCGCAAGGTGTGGAAAGAACATGGTTCTGATGTAACGCTAATA